TGGTTACCTAACTCCTCAAAAGATCGGTACTGGCACCCAAATTGCTTCGATCATCCACCGTGGTTTTGCCTACGCCGTAGATGACGTTGCGATCTTGGCAGCTGGTGAAGATCCAATGCTTCACATCCGTAATCAGTTGGCAGATGCCATCAACAAGCTGAACAGCGCACGTCTGTTTGAGCAGTTGACTGGTTTGTTCCACACTGCACTCAATGCTCACCGCCTTGAGAAGCAACTTGGTGGTTCCGGCGCTACTGCCGAAGCCAACTATTTGACTGCTGCAACTGTTGCTGAAGCCCGCTCCAAGCTGGGTGAGCGCGGTGAAGAGCTGGACATCTTGGTTGTTCACCCTTCTGTTGCTTACTACCTGTATCAGGTAGGAATGCTGACCTTCTCTACTTCAGCACTTGCCGCTTCTGGCGCAGTGACCTGGGGTGGTGGTGGCGTTGGCATCGGTGCTCGTGAAGTTGGTGAATTTGCTGGCTGTCGCGTCATTGTTGACTCACAAGTCAACATCAATGACCCAACAACAGTTGGCAACCGCCAAGAGTTCCGTTGCTACATGCTGAAGTCCGGCACCATCCTTGAGGGTGTTCAGCAAGATCTTCGGATTGAAGCTGACCGCAACGTCCTCTCGAAGCAAGATGTGCTTTCCGTGGATTACCACACTGCCTATCACGTTATGGGCACCAAGTGGGGTTCTGCTTCGGACAACCCGACTAACGCAAACCTGCGTACCGGCAGCAACTGGTCTGCCACCTACGACATCGACCTCATCCCTGCAGTTGAGATCTTCGTCAACACTCCTTTGGATAACGGACTCAAGTCCTGATCCTGACGGAGCAAAAGGCCCTACCATTAGGTGGGGCCACCTTATTATTGCCTTATGGCTGCCACGATCAACGCCACACTCAAAAGCGCAACAGCCAACAGCTTTGTGACGTTGGCAGAAGCGGATGCGTATTTTGAAACCGTCCCAAGCTCAACGCAGTGGGATAACAAACAAGACGACAACAAAAACCGTGCTTTGATTTCAGCCACACGCTGGATCGACACATTGAATTTCTATGGTGATCGTTGCGATGCAGACCAAGCTTTGAGCTGGCCACGCAACAATTACCACGTTGATCGCGTTGAATTAACTTGTAGTGCTATTCCAGCAGACATTAAGTACGCTACTTATGAACTGGCACGTGCATTAGCAAATGACACGGACTCGATTACAGGGACTACCGGCGATACGGGGTTATACGAAGCCGTCAAGCTTGGAGAACTCGAAGTCAAGTACAACACTTCTAGCCAAGCTACTGGAACTGTCAATAACGTATTCGACGTTTACCCTTGGTTGCAGTCTTATCTTGGTGCTTATTGCCTTGGAGGTTCTGGCTCTTATCAAGTTCGTACTGTGAGGGGTTGAGATGCCAGGAGCACTAGACAGTTTATTCAAAAGCGTTGCCAAATCAGTTGTCGCTGATCTGGGCAAATCCCTTGACACGACAATCACTTACACCCGCAAGGTGTCGCCAACGTATAACACCAGCACTGGTGCGTTAACAACGACGGACACGTCTTACTCTTTTGACGCCCCAATCGAATTTGTCGATTCTGAAGAAGAAGATGGCCGGGAAGAGCGTAAAGCACGTTTATACATTACCCCCGATCAGATTGGCGACAACCAGCCTACTTTTGAGGACGAAGTAAGCCTTAAGTATGCGGGTTCCAATCGTGCTGCTCAGATTACCGATGTTCGCAGCTACAAGGGCGGACAAGAGTACCTGTTCGTTTTATTGGTGCGTTTCTGATGGCCAAGAGTCTTGATCAACAAATTAAGAACGAAGTCGAAGCTTATCTTGGACAAAGCTATAACAGGTTGATAGCTACGATTATGCGTCGATTAGCAACCAAAAAACGTAGTCCGGTCTATACAGGATTTTTTGCGTCTAGCTGGAAAGCCCATACTTCTACTATTGAAGCTGTTGATAAGGTGGAGGATTTTTCTCCTTGGTCTGGCATAAAAGAGCGTAAAGGAAAAGATAGAACTAATAAAGAATACAAAATCGACCCAAGATTTTATCCTCCAAGTAAAACCTACAGCTATAAACGACGTGTTTACATTGGCAATGCTGCCGAATATTCAATTTATGCTTTAGAGAACGGCAAAGTGCAGCAATTTGTTCAAGGCCCAGAAATGAAAAAGCTGGTTGAGGAAGCGTTTAAGGAACGTACACCCAAAATTTCCGTTGGAGGCAAGCAGGGCATTGGCACGTTTGGCACTACGGCTGGCAAGATTTACACTGGTTACAGCGAGCTGTAGTTATGACCTTAGTAAATGCCAGAGCAGCTTTTGAAAAAGCTGTTACCGATGCTGTAGCAGCGGCTGACGCTACGGTTCTGATGAAATATGACAACGTTGCATTTACAACTCCCGGTAAAACCAAGAAATACATTTTGATGACTATTAGTTTTGGGCAGTCAACGATCCAAAACCAGGGAGCAGCGCAGGATTACTACGCCGGAACGATCCAATGTAACGTCTACGTTCCAAAAACTATTGGGACGGCAGTGCTTTCATCAATTAGTGAGGCTGTGATTGACGGTTTGACTTCGGTAAACTCTTCAGGCTATACGGATACCTTTAACAGCTCTCCTCGTGTGCTTGACATTATTGGGCCAACACCTCTCGACATTGAGGATCGCTCACACTTTGTCGGTGTAATTTCTTGCGGCTTTACCGCAACCGTGTAGTATATTACTGAATAAATAAAAGTTTCCAATGCGTGCTGCAGAAATTCTCCGTAACAAGTTTGGTGTAAGCCAGCTTTATAAGTACCAAGTTGAGCAAGACGACGAAGTGGTACTGGAGATTTATTGGCACCCATTGACTATTGCTGAGCGCGAGTCAATCCAGAAAAACGTCGATTCTGATGAGGCTAGTGACTTTGCACTCGGCATGATGATTCGCAAGGCTCTGGACGCTGATGGCAAACGTCTTTTCCAAGATGGCGAGAAGGCTGTGCTAAAAAACTCGGTTGAAGCTGCGGTATTACAGGAAATTCAACTAGCGATGCTGGCTTCTGGAACGGATAACAAGGTGGAGGAAGCGAAGGCAGACCTCAAAAGCTAATGGCGATTGGTTTTTTCTTTACGCGTTAGCTAAAGAGCTGGGCATGACTGTTGCTCAGCTTTCACAAACTTTGACGCAAGAAGAGCTAATCGGCTGGGCGGCATTTTTTGAATTAAAGAACGAGCAAGAGGAGCAGGCGGTTCAGAGAGCCAAGATGTCGGGTGGAGCGCAAACAATGTCTAGGCGGTAGGATTGGGTGAGGTCGCCGTTGTGCTGTGTCTAGTTTTGGAATTAATCTAGACCTACGGCTAAATGGTCAAACTGCTCTCGACAGGGCAATTCGCGGATCAAAGGCTCTTGAACAAGTAGTTAATCGTATAAATGATAGACCTCTAAATCTTGCGAACATCGGCGGAGCCGCCCGATTAGACAAATTAGGGGAATTAAGAAAAAAAGTAATTCAATTGGCAAAAGATATAAATAAAGGCACAAAAAGTGTAGGGCAAACAGAAGTAGCAGTACGGGACACAATTAGTTCGTTTAGTGAACTGGCTGCAAACACTGAAAAGAACACAAGCACTTTTAAAGAATTTGCTGCAGTTGTAGAAAAAGCGGAAAAAGAGTTAAACCAAATTGCGCGTGCGACAGAAAACGCACGTCGTGCCCAAAAGGGCTTGGTGAGCCTTGAGGAGCGTGAGGCTCAGCTTGAAAGAAGAGCAAACACACTAAGAACTTTACGCACTAAGAAAAAATTAAAAGAGGAGGAAGCCAGGGCTCGCAATAAGAATGCAGCTGCAATAGACAGAGAAAACAAAAAACTTGAAAGACAGAGAAAGCTTGATGCAAAAGGGGCAAAACAAAATAAGGGTAAAGCTATTGGTGATCTTGCAGCAAGTATTGGCTTCCCCCTACTTTTTGGCGGAGGTATTGGCTCGGTAGCTGGCGGGGTTGCTGGGTCTCTTGCAGGTAGTGCGCTTGGAGTACCTTTTGGCCTGCAAATTCTTGGAAGCGGTCTTGGCCAAGGGTTAGAGCAGGCTAATCGGGCTGCTGGCGAGTTTGCGAAAACGCTTACCTCAGCGAGAACTGCTATAGATCAGCTAATTGATGCTGTGGGTGTTAGGCGCACTGGTACGGCAGCAAATGCTCGATTTGCTGAAACCTTAGGTATTGGAGCGGTTGGCAGAGTCGGTTTACAGGATGAGCTTGCAAGCATTGTGGGTGATAAAGGGGTTAAAAGCCTTGAGGCTTTGGCTGACTCATCGGCTGAAGCGGCTAACTCGGTGTCACAATTTGGGGCAAAGGTTACGGCTGGACTTGCTCCAGTGCTTACAGCGGTTAATAAAACCATTGCGACTGTGCTGGGCGGCAATCCTGCTGTTAAACGATTAAAGCAAAAAGAAGACGATTTAAGAGGTTTAAAAGAAGCAGGTTCTCAAGGCTTTGCAATCGCAAGAGTTGAGGCTGAAATTGCTCAACTAAGGAGGGATTCAAGCGAGGAGTTAAAAAAGCAAGCTGACTTAGAAAGCAAAATCGAAGAAGTTATATCTGGCATGATTGGCTTAGAGAAAGAAATGCTAGGGGTAGAACAATCAAAGCTAACAGCTCGTAGAGATGGTCTTGCTGCTGCACAAGGAAACCTTGCTATAAGCAGGATTCAGCAAGAATTGCTTCTTGTGCAGCTTGAGTTAGATGCAGGCGTTAGTGAGGAAAAGGAAAAGCAGCTGAACTTGCAGAAAAAAATTCTAGGACTGCAGATACAGACCGCTGAAGCTGCTCGCGACAATGCTACAAAACTGGCACGGCGTCAAATAACGAAAGAACAGATGTCTGGGGCAGCTAATCAACTTAAAGCACTTAGTAAGGAAAAACAACTTGAGCTTAAATATCAACAGGGCAGGCAGGGCCGTTTTACTTTATTTGCCGCAGAGGCAACACAACTTTTTGCACAATTTGATGTCAATAAAGGTATTATTGATATTGAAAGAAAGCGAGCACTTATTGGTGTAACTGAAGAGGAAAGAGTTTCTTCAATTAACCGAGATTATGATCTTAAGGTTCGTTTGCTTGAAAAACAATTTGAGCTTGATAAGCAAAATTTACAACAAGCAAATGCTGCTTACAAGCTATCTCGACTACAGGTAGAGCAGTCGTTGAAGATGGGACGAATACAAGCGGGCATTTCTGCTGCTCAGCAAATCCGCGCCACTAGCCCATTCGAGCAAGGAACTAGATTTGCTGATCCTTTCTTTGGGGATAGCAGTCAGCTTCAGATTGAACAGACGCTTCGTTACAACGAAAGTTTGGCATTACTAAAACAACAACTTAGTGATGTTGTTGCACAACAAAGCGAGCTTTTAGCTCCTGGAGTGCGAGAAAAACTTGAGGACCAAGAAAACAAGATCAGAGATCAAATTGCTGCATTCCAAGAGTATCAACCTGCAATCGACCAAGCAGCTTTGGCCCAAGCTCGTTTTAACGAAGCGATGGCAGTTACCGTACCTATAACAGATTCGTTGTTTGACAGCCTGCTTGCAGTTGTTGAGGGCACGAAGACTGCAGAGCAGGCATTTGCTGACTTCCTTCGCAGCATTGCATCGATGCTTGTGGATGCAGCCAAGCAAATGATTGCTCAGTACATAGCTATTGGCGTCGCCAGAATGTTTGCAGGCATTCCATCAGGAGGCCGCGCTGCTAATCCAGAAATTAGTAAGTACACAAATGTTACTGCGGGCACTGATGTGTCCGGCTTGATTCCTCGGGCGAATGGTGGCCCTGTTTCAAGTGGACGCCCCTACTTAGTTGGTGAGCGTGGCCCAGAGATGTTTGTCCCTGGAGCGCAGGGTAATATCGTTCCAAATAATGCAATGGGCGGTGGCGCTAACGTGACTGTGAACGTTGATGCTTCTGGCTCTTCTGTTGAGGGTGATGGCAATCAAGCCGCGCAACTTGGCAAGGCGATTGGCATTGCAGTACAACAAGAACTAATCAAGCAAAAACGACCTGGAGGCTTGTTGACCCGCTAATGGCTGTATTCCCTTCAATTACACCGACCTATGGCGTGCAAAAA